AGTATCCGCCAGCCGGGCAGTGGCCAGCTTGGTGGTATCCAACTCCATGGAGACTGTCTTGCCATTCCACTTGTACGCAAACGGAATTACCGCATCTTCTGCGAGCACGCCTGCAGGCAGATTGAGAATCTCATCCAGCTGGGAGTAGATGGTGTCGCCAAAACTGAGCCCTTGGCGCTCCAAGTTGGCAACACTGTCGTAGCGACGCAGGCTGCGGTCCACAGTCTTGCTGGCATCCTTGAACAACTTGCCAACAAGCAAGCTGCCAATTGCCCCGCCAATTGCGCCACCCACCAGAAAGTTAACAACTCCGCCCTTCACCATGGAGTAGAAATCTTCGCCTTCCAGGAAGGGAGACTTCACCATCGTGAGCGCGGCAGCAGTCTCAAAGACTGCACTCTCCAGCATGGCCTGCCCAGCACCAGCAGCCATCGCACCCATCTTGGCCGTGTTGACGCCGGCGAACGTGGTACCCGAGCGCGAGGCCAGCTGCGTCAGTCCTTCGCCCAGCAGTCGTTCTTGCGTGCGAACAGTGTAGCCAAGCGCATTGCCGAAAGTACCAAGCGCTCTGCCTTCCTGGGCCATACGCAGGCCCTTCACAGCGAGGCCGCCCGGGATGAAGCTGGTAGCAATGAAGCCAACAGCATCAACCTCGGTCTTGTTTCGCGCGTAGTAGTCTGCCCAGTTCTTGTCGACTTCCAGCAGGGTCTTCTGCGTATCCAAGTAATCCTTGTTCATGCCGAGCATGTTGCCGAAAGCAATCGCAGTGTTTGCCAGGCTATAGGCCCCGCTCACAGCAGCAGCTCCCACACCATAGGTAGCCAAATCAGCCACGCCCTGGAAAAACCCTGCGCCACCCGCTTGCGCATTGGCCGTATCTGCGGCCGTCGTCATGTTTTCAAGGTTCACGATAACTCCTTAGCGTTGGGCGGCGTCACGCTGCATACGCATCAGCTCAGCAGTGTCGATGGCTTTGGCTCGCTTGCTATCGTAGATAGCTTGACGCACCAAGTATGCCTCCACATCAACAGCGTTGGTGAGGTTGATGTTCTTGTCCGAAACAAAAATGCTGCCAGACGGAGCCTTGTAGGTGTAGGCAGCATCCGGAGTACGCTTGATGCCGATATGCTCCAGGCCAAATGTACGGTCTTGCATACGAGCACCTTCACTGAAGAACTGCGAGAGTTGCTGCGCAACCTGGGATGCTTTGCCAGGATCAACCGCTGCAAGTTCGCGAGCGTGGGCAATGAGAGTCCTCTCGTCAATCGGTGCACTCGTCTTGGGGTACTCTTGCACGAACTTCGAGAAGACATTCCCTTGCAGCGTCGGAGCAGAGGCATACACCACAGGACGCATACGGAAAGGATTCGAAGGTGACAACTGCGCAGGATCATGCAGCGTGGTCTCCTTCTGCCATTGCAGCACAACTGCATCGCCGGCTGCCTCTGCTTGATCTTGCGTAGTGCCCTGGTAAGCAGTACGCGCTGCGGGGTTCTTCGGATCCGCCCGGCCAGCTTGCACTTGCTTAGCAGTAGCAGCCATGAACTCGCGAGTGAACGTGCCTCGGTTCGGGTCAGTACGCTCCAGCTCAGGCAGCGCTCCAAGCTCGTTCACTGCAGAAATGTACAAGCCAGGCGAAATGCCGGTGGTCAGCCGATCAATCAATTCCTTCTTTGCAGGAGTCCGCGTGAATTGCGAAAATTCAAGCTTCGAGCCAAACAGCGCCGGCTTGCCAACCACGAACTGCAGAGCAATGTTGGCCTTATCGACCAGCGCTTGTTCATCTGCGTTGGCGTCGTCCAGCTTCTTCTGGCCAAGCTTCTCCGCAGACAAGCGCAGGAGGGCTGCGTTCATGTTGAACAAGTTGCCTTGCGCATTCATGCCATCCATCACCAGGCGTGCTTGCAAGCCGGCAGCGTTCTGGTTCAACTCCAGTTGCTTCAGTCGATTCTGCGCACGAGCGAGGTCAACCGAACTGGCTTCTTGCAGCGTCAGCGCTTCTTGCGTTGTCTGCGCAGAATGATTGATGTAATCACCTGCGATGGCTCGACGATCCGCAATCGCTGTGCGGCCCATGTCGATGATGGTGCTGAGTTGCTGGATTTTCGGCTGCAACGAACGAAGTTGCATCTGGCCACCAATCCAGCCAAGTGGGTCAAGGAATGGATTGGCAGCCTTGGCTTCCGAGACTTGCGGCAGAAGCGTTTTGAGCTGCTGTTCGGCACCGGAAATCTCCTGCATTCGTTGAATGATGAAACTGCTGGGATCAGCAAGGTCCGTACCAGTAGCCTTCTGCGCAGTGTTGCGCACGTTCAGCTGCTGCTCGCCAGTCAGGCGATTGGCTTTGGCCAGGCCCTCACTCGCAACATTGGAGGCATCGAACGCACCGCTGGCTGCGCTCATGTTCTGTTCCGAGCGCTTGATCCAGTCAGCAAGAGATGCAGACACCACGTCCATTTGCGAGGCTGTCTGAGAGTATTGCTGCTGCAAACTGCCAACTGTGCCGCCAGTTGCCTGGGCCTGGCGCCACTCTCCGTCGGGAGTTGCTCCGCCGTAGGTACTGCGAGCCTTCTGCAGCTTGCCCACATAGCCAGCAGTTTTCGGGAAACTGGCCGCAAAAGATGCAGGCGTGGACAGGTACGAACGCACAGCAGTGGGACCGCCGTGGTAGCCAATGGCGATGAGCGTCGGGTCAGCTGTCTTGAATTGCTCCTGCAAATCCTTCAGCGTGCCAACACCTGCACGGATATTGGTGCCAACATCCGTCATGTCTCCGTTGGCTTCCACCACGCCCTTACGGGCAAGCCCCTGGAAGGTACTGGGCAGCACTTGCATCACGCCAAGAGCTTCCTGCGGAGACTTGGTGTCCGAGCGCACTTTGCGCATGGGATCGTATGTGCCATCCGCAGTGTTCTCAGCAATGAGGATGCTCACAGCCAGAGACGGATCGACACCTTGCCGTCCAGCTTCCTGGATGACAAGGGGGACAAGCTGCTGCAGAGTTTGCTCGGTGGCCATGATTTATTTTCCAGGAGTGCTGGGGAACAGGGAGCGCATCAGCGCAGATTGCATGAGACTTGTGAAGGACACGTCGTTGCCTTGCACTGCCTGCAACATGCCGCCGGCAGCCACCTTGCCTAGGCCAACGCCAAGAGCTGAATTACCAACGCCTGCAAGACCAGCAAGACCAGAGCCGAAGCCAGCAGTAGCCAGGCCCGCAACAACCATAGGAACAATCGTTCCCAATGCTCCAAGGTCTCCAGTGTCAGTACTACCCACAGTAGCAGCAGTGCCGTCCGCTTTTTTGCCCACCAGCGACACAGCATCTTTGCCAGTCTGTCCGGCCCAGATCCCAGACCAGCCAGCTTTTTGCAGGCTATCCAAAGTCGCAGCATTGTAGTTACCGTTGGATTGAACCAAGTCTTTGCCAAGCGAGCTGGTGCCCTTCTGAGAAGCACGCTGAAGCCAAGTATCGACGTAATCAGTGCCATTGGTGGCACCTTTCGCCAGTTCATCCAGCGACGAATAACCAGAAGTGACGCTCATGGCTTAGGCTCCGAAGTCGAAAGAGCTCCAGTCGACATTTTGGCTGCTGTCAAACTGCTTCAGCAGATTGCCAATCCCCGCACCAGTGTTGTCAACACCGATGCCGCTGGTGTCAATCGTGAGGTTGCCAGTACCGCTGATCAGGTCTGACAGCTTGCTGCCGCCTGACTTGATCAAGTCAATGACACTGCTCAGCGTGTTGTTGTTTCCGGACAGCGCCCCTGTCAATTGCCCGCCGACAAGCCACTTCAGCAGCGAGTCCTGGTTCAAGGTACTGCTGGTGTCGCTGCTGCCGGTGGAGACATCCTTGCTGGAGCCGTCCGTGGTACCAGTGGTGGTGCTGCCCCCGGAGCTGGTGGTAGTGCTGCCGCCAGTGAGGGAAGCGATTTGCTGCGCCACCGTACCAGCTTGCCCGAGCATGGAAATCTGCTTGTCCACCACCGAGGAAGCCATGCGCGCATTCAAGTCACCCAACTGGGATTCCAGAACGCTGTTGTTGGCAGTCTTCAATCCGGCAGCCTGGGCATAAGCCGACTGGAGCACCGGAATTTCTTTGCTGCCGGTGGCGAAGATGCTGTTGATCTGGTCAGTCGTCGGACCAGCAACAAGCTGGTTATACACGTCTGTCAGCTTCGCAACATCCGCAGTATTCTGCGTGGATTGCGTGCCAGACTGCGATGTGGTGCTGGACGTGCTGCTGCTGGTGGTGCCAGTTTTGGTGCCACCCGTGGTGCCAGACTGCTGGCCACCCAAGTAGCCCATCAGCAGCTGCATGAACGGATCCTGTTGGACAGCTTCTGTTGCCATGATGGCTCCTTAGGTGAGCGAGACGGCCCGGATGGCGCCGTCTGGGAATTGAACAAAGAGGGCGTGACCCTGAAAATACAGACGGGCAGTACCATTACCGCCATCTTCTGGGATGAGTACACCGGCCTGCAGTGCAACTTGCAACGAACGCAGCGCGTTGAACACATTGACCATATCCGCAGATGATTGATCCAGCGGAGTCATCGGAAGGTGCAAGTTCAACATATCACATCGCGTTGCGTTGGGGGAAGCTGGTCACTGACAAAGCTACTTGCACTAGATCGAAAGAACCTTTCAGGCTCACATCGAAGTTAGTGCAAGAAAAGCGACCTGCCCATTCAGAGTGATTATTGCCTGTTACAGCCTTGCTGGGAAGGTAGGAAACTTCGCGCCCAGCCCCACTGTGGCTACCAATGAGCAGCACGTCGACGTCTGGACCACCCTCCACAAGCATTTCCTGGAAGGTGATACCAGTTCCGCGAGTGAGTTGCACCCGACCAAGTAGCAAAATTCCGTCAGTTCCACCCAGCGCCAGTTTCTTGCAAGTTCCATCGGCCTGCAGGAAAATGATGTTCTCCCTGTGAGGTGCTTCGGGGGCGCCGCTTGGCAGATAGCTGTTGTAGGTGCTGCCACCTGCAAGCTCCGACGTATAGCTTGTCGTGAACTTGTCCTTGTAACGAGCGATGATCTCCCCAGGAGGCATGTGCCCGATGGCTCGATGCAGCAAGCTAACACGGCCCCAACGCATGAGTGCAAGGTCGAACAGTACGGCACCAACGTAGGGTGTGCCATCGTCCGGCCCGTAACTGGCCGCCAAGTAGCGGCCCGCCAGTACAGTCAGTGCGACGTCCAGGGGTTTCGTGGTGAGCACCATCTGCACAGCCGGAGTCACCAAGTCAGCTGGCGGAACATAGGTGTCGTACGCTTTACCCGACAGAAAATCCGTAGCAGCCGCGAAGATGGCCTCCGAACCTGCTGCGGACAGGCGATGCAAGCCGCCTGGGCCGAACAGATAATGGTAGCCAGTCGCGGAGTCTGCCACAACTTGCCGAGCGGTGCCAACGCCAGTACTGCCACGCACCTCCGGGAAGACAAATGGGAGGGACGCTTGGTTGGTGAGCTGCGCGCTGACTGCGTTCTTGGTGGTGTGGATGATAGCGCCGCTGGACACCGGCAGCACTGTGATGATGCGGCCTTGGAGGCCTTGAGGAGAACCCCGGCCAGCTCCATGGTCAGTATCTGCGAAATCCAGCACATTGGTTTGCGTGGACCAGAAGATTTCAGTGGCCGAGAACGCCAGCATATAGTTGCCAGCCGAGCAGATGCCTAGGATGTTCTCGACAGACACATCTACGGGCAAGATCATCGTCTGCTCAACCCACAGATCTGAGCCAAAATCGTAGGTCTGGCACCGATCGGATTCGTAAAAAACGTACGTGATGCCGTTCAGATACGTGCAAGTCACCAATCCATCTGGCTTCGCAGGCTGGAAAGGAGCCCGAGACTCCCAACGCGCAAATCGCGCAGTGTAGGTGTAGTTCTTGCCCTTGGCAGGAGAGAAACCAGCAAAATTGCTGCTATCATCGCGCACCAGATACAGGTTATCAAAATCAGTAGCCATGATTACCTCGTGGAGATTTCAAACTGAAGCCGCCAGTTCATGTTCTGGCCCATACGGACAATATGGCCAGCTGAGCTGACGTCCCAGAGCTGATGCTCAATCAAATAGCGCTCAGATTGCAACCGCACATACAGGTAAATACCTTTGCAGTAGGCAAAAACCACATCATCAGCATCCCCGAAAGTATAGTATTTGCAATCCAGGCAGCAAGCAGGGGAGCGGGCATCTGGAATTTCCAAGATACTGGGCTCTTCGCCAGCATCGTACCATCGGAACTTTGCAATGCCACTTTGCACGTAAGCAACATGGGGACGCATCAGCTGGTCGAATGCCAGGCTGAGAGACGTGATGTTATCTGCAGGAAACAGCGAGTATTCTTTACCACTCTCGCTGCGCAAAAATACAAAGCCTGCAGTAACATTCAGTGTCCACACCTGGAACTGCAAGCCGCGAGACACATCGCCTAGATCTACGCCGCCGACCTCTTTATCCACCAGCTCCAGCGCATACTCCTCGTCAGGCGGCTGGAAGGCAGCAAACTGAGCCGGATTTGAGAGACGCAGCTGGGGAAGCATGTCAGGACCACGTGATGTTGAATGCGTGCTGCATACTTTGCGTGCTGATTTTCGGAACAGGCGCGCCGAACGTGAGCCTCAGCAGGCAGAAATTGGTGGCAAGCACCACCTTGGTCACACCGCCGGACAGATTGCCAGCAGCAGGCCCCCACACAGCCGTGAACGTGGTGTTATAGGTGCCGCTCACATAGCTGCTGAGAGTTGTCGTGGTGGCTCGGCTTTCCGTATTTGCAGCATTGTAGCAAGCAGCTCCGAAACCTCCGAAGTAGTCCCCGCTGGCATCTAAGGCCAGATAGCCTAGCGTGCAAGTTACCAGGGTGTCCTCGACTTGCAAGGTGTAGGAGTACGCCACACCATCCAGCGTCACACTGCCGGTAGTGGTAGTCGGCAGTGTGATGGAGATGGTGTACGTGAGGACCAGGTACTCATCTGCCAGCTTGGTGAGAGTGACTGGGTTGCCGCCAGCATCCTTGATGAGGGAGCGCGAAAACAGAGTACCTATGCCGGTAGCACTCCAGCCAGCACCAACCTCCGCCAATACTCCAGTACCTGCACCTGGAGCAAACGTGCAAGTCCAGGTACGTTCAAACTTCACTGGAGGGCCTGCGACTGCTGCCAGACTACCGGGAGCTGAGTCCACAGATTGCGCGGCAGCAAACGCACCCATCTGCGTATTACCTGCTGCGGGCGCAGCATTGCTGGTGCCGATATACAGATTGGAGATGGACTGGCCTGCCCGCAGCCTGTCTTTACCGATATTGGTAATGACGTTCTCGAACTCCAGCGATTTCACCAGACGGCCGTCAGCTTTGAACAGCTCCAGCTTATAGTGGCCAGTGAGTCCGAACTTAAAATTAGCCAAGAGAGCCTCCAGAATAGGTACAACCCAGAGTAATAGTCTCGATGGGAGTATAGGTGCGTAGCGTCACTTTGAGCTGGCCAAACGTATAAGCCGAGCCAAGGGTTATTTGCTCGACGTACGTATAGGAACGTACAACAGAGCGCAGGGAGCCGGACTCGTAGCTACTGGTAAGCACCAAAGGCTCTTGGTACGTGTAGCGTTTAGTGCCATCGCCCAACTGGCCTGAAACATAGCCAGCAGTCAGCGCAAGAAGTTCGACAGCAACAGGCCGCGGAGTAAGACCGCCGAAGGTGTATGCTGCCGTCAGTGCCAAGCCCTCTCTTACTGGGACGGGATACAGTAGAGAGGTTAGGTAAAAGACCCATCAATATACGCGGGGATCGCAGTGGCAAAACCTACGCTGTTGTACCCCTTCTGGGTAGGCAGTACATTCTGCGCGTAGCTGATCTCCACCACATTGTAGTCAACGCCAGATTGCGAGCCGGAGAAAGCTCCACTCACCCGACTGGCCGCATCCATCCGAGGGACGATCACGCCAGAGGGGGCATCTGCATATGTGAATGGAATCTGCGCCGCTGTGAGCGCAGTCTTGAAATTGATACGAGCCATTACTGGCTCCGCTCAAAGTGGGGGCAATCCACGAAGCTTTTCCAATTGCCGCCCCAGTGGTTCTTCGGGTGCAAGGACTCCCAGAAGTCGCCGATCGGTTGCAGCTCTTGGATGGTTTGCAGCCACTTGCCATCTTTGAAGATGTTCAAGTCAATGGCGCACTTCACCAAGTGGTTGCTGTGCATGGTCTTACTGCGACCACTTTGCACATAGATGCGCTGCTGCTCTTCAGTGCGCAGCGCTTCGCCGAAGGTGATTTCATAGCCGTGCTGAAAGCACCAAGCCATCAAAGTGACGGCATCTTGCGCAAAAGCTGATTGTTCTTCACGGAGCGTCATTGGATTGCCCTTTGATGGTGGTTGTGATCTTTTCAAGCGACCTGCCACAGGTATATGCAAGCAGCTGCACTTCCAGCAAGTCCGCAAGTAGCTTAATCCAGAGCTCTCGCAAGGAGTGTCCGAACCACTCTGCTACAATGCAGGCGCCCAGCAGCAGTAGCGTGTAGGCTAAAGCTGCTGGGCGCACAAAGCTGGCTACATTTTGCATATTTACAAAGGGGCTTTCAGCTCCGAGATGAGCTGAAGTTCTCCCTGGGTAGGGGCCACATTGTAGGACATGTTGTAGTCGGACCAGCCTCCTGCTTGGTTGGAGGCCTTGCCAGTATCCAGGCCCTTATATACGACACGTCCTGTGTCCAGCCACAGCCCTTGAAACAGCGGGGAGTCTTTAACTGGATTGCTCAAAGGAGCAGCCGCGCGGTGAGCTGCCCCGGCAGTCTGACAGGCACGCAGGAAGGAAAATCCATCGGAGTGCCTGCGCATGGTAGCTCCGGCCAAATGGCAGACGGTGGGAGCCACATCAATGTCACTCACTGCATGGGTACGAAGTCCCCCAGCAACTCCAGGGATGCGTACTTTCAGCAACGCCGAAGATGCAGCTCTGTGAGGCGTACCTTTATCCGCCAAGCGCATCTCCCCGTAGGAGTGCGCATTGTCTGTTTTTATGAAGATAGCTGTCTTGCTCAGAGCCCCTGAGACACTCAACGCTGTCAGCACTGCGTGAATTGCCTCATCCAGTGATAGAATCGCACGCATCGCCTGGATGTGCTCATCTCGCATCGCCTGGATAGCAGTCGCATCCCATGGGTAGGTAGCAGCTGCAAAGGCCCAGGGAGGCACACCATACACGGAAGGATCCAAGCCAAAAGTGGGAGATTGCACCAACGTAATAGCAGTAGCTGCATGTCTCGGCGCAGGCACAGGCCCAGGAGGCACCCCGCCGTCCCGGTGAGGAGACTTGGGAGCCCAATAGAGGCAGAAAGGTTGTGGACTGGCGGCGGCTTTCGTGAGGAACGTCAGTACGTTTGCCTTCTCCACATCCGTTACATAGTTTGCATCGCTGCCGCCACTAGCTGCATCCAGCCCGTAGTACTGCAGACTTCCAGTTTCCGACAGGATGTTGTAGTCAAAGTAATTCGGACTGCCCCACATGATGCGCTGGAAGTCAACGCCAGGCTGCCGTGTTTGTGTGCCAAAACCTCCGCCACCGCCCTCGCCAAACCCATTGATCCACTTGCCAATGGCCCCTGTGAAATACCCTGCGTTCTTGCAGGCAGCCAAGAAGGTATTTGTCAGGTCCAAATTGGCGCCAGAGGAGTTGTCGTAGCCTCTGTGCCGTTCCACTCGCAGGCCTGTGAGAGTAGCAGCGCGCCCCGGCAAACACAAGGGAGTGTTGCAGCTCCCGTTCGTGGTGAAATCCAAAAAACTGGAATCCCACGAAGCTACCCAGTTGGGCATACCGGCGTACCAATTCAATGGGGCGTCGTCTGCATTGATGACCAGAATGTTTGGCTGATAGCCGAGCGGGACGGTGCGTGGCATATTAAGCTCCCAGACCCATCCACCACACGCGGTAGCCCCACAGTGTGATTGTATCTGCGACAGTCACAGTAGCTGCCACAGAGCCAGACACGAGCAGATCAGTGGCCGAGTCTTTTGTTTTGGTTTGTACCCCTTGATTGGCACTGAGATGCCTCAGATAATCGCTGGCTTTTTCAAACACAACTTGGCTTGTGAGACTGCCCACATTTCGCATACCGCGGATATAGCCAGCATGTCTGGCCACTGAAGCGTCATTGATGATCTGAGATCCTGCGAGATTGACAGTGACTTGCCGCGCAGTAGGTGTTTGCGCGGTAAGTTCAACCACTAACTCCAGCTCATACCCACCATACAGCCCCCAAGAGCCCCCGGGAAGTGTGACGTCAGGCAAATTCAAGGAAGGTGTGAGGGAACTTGCAGACACTAGGGGAGTCTGCAAATCATAGATGAGTTGGCATCCAGCTTGCGGAGCCCAGCGCGCTCCGTTCCACTCAGCCAGCGCCATGGGGTTGTTGCCAAAGTCCGAGATTCGCAGTTGCTGGCCAACCAAGCCCACGCCGCGAGCTGTCCACAGTGCAGAAGACCGGTCGTACTCCGTAAGTCCGGGAGACTGCTTGACCCAGGAAACTCCATTGCAGCGGTAAGCCGTCCCACCATTCTCATCGGTAACGGTGATGAGACAGCCTGCGAGGGCTGCGGACGCCACTGGGATGTTGGCTGTAGTGACTTGCCAGGTGGTGCCAGCCAGATACGACAGTGCCGAGTTTTGGTTGTTCGTGAATTGCGTGGACGCCTTGCTGAGGTCCTGGCCTGCCAGCGCTTGCAGGCTGGGTGCCACTGTTTCCCATTGAGTAGCCATAGAAACTCCTTAAAACTTCACCCAGCCGCGAGCGACTGCAAAACCAACAACAGCGGCACCAACCACGATGAAGAGGCGGGCAACGAAAGTGCGACCTACTTCCTTATAGAAGGTATCCGTCATGCGACGTACTGCGAGTTCTGCAGCAGCTTGCGCTACCAAAATCTCGCGCTCAGTGAGTTTGATTTCCATGGCTGCTGTCAGAAGCTCGTCGTTCGGGGGCATATGTTCCTCTGGGATTATGGGGTTCCAACTACCCAACCAAGCGTCAGAACACCAACCTGGAGTTCCGGAGTGCCAGTGGCGGAAGTGGCGAACGCTACTCGAAGGGTAGCGGCTGCTTCGTAGTCCATTTGCGTCTCCCACTTTTTCAGCACGTTCAAATTCAGCGGAGAACCGAACGGATCTGAGGTGTCTTTCCAGGAGCCGGACTGCGAGGAAACCGTAACATAGTACCCTGCACCGGCCCCCACTTCAATGGGGGAAAGCCAAGTGCCAGAACTTACGATGACTTGCCACTGGAACAGCCAATTTCCGCCATTCTCTGGCGCATCTTGCGCGTACAAATTGAAAAAGACCTCGTATCTGCCATCACTGTACAGATAGAGGCCCATTGTGCCAGCTGGTCGGCCATTTATGCCGCCCCAGGTATGCCCGTCGTAGTAGACATTAGGGGCGGCTGGAAAGCTGAGAGCCCCTCCGCCTCCACCTCCGCTGACGATATCCCCGCCAGGAGGGCAAAACATTGCAATACCGCTCATGTCAGCCCCACGCCAGACACCACGCAATAGGAACTCGACAGAAACAGCACGTGAGCCATGCCGTATGCCGCCACCACCACATTCGCATTGCCAGATGTGCCAACCTTGCGCATCACCAGACCAGACCCTTTGGTGAGTGTGAGAGTGCCAGTCCCGTCGTTGAACACCATGAACGCATCACCAGCGCCAAATACGCCAGTGTTGACAGTTACTCCGAAAGTGCCGGAAACGATCCGCCCTTTGTGCGAAGGACCTGCCGTGACAGCAGCCACACTCAGAACAACTGGCACTCCCAAGTAACCAATTCGCACACCGTCGATGGTTGCGCCGGTGCCTGTCAGTGCAGGATTGGCCAGTGGCGCAGCCCCAGTAACTTGTGCGACAGTGTAGTCATCAGCCACTGGGACCACTGCACCGCTGCGGCCTTTGAAGCTGGTAACTGCGCCTGCCAGCGCCTGCCAAGAACCATCACCTCGCAGAAAAGTGGTGGCGTCTCGCGTGCCCGTGGCCTGCAAATAGTTGATGGGCAGGCTGTTGGCAGCAAGTACCGCCTGCATCGCCAGTAGAGGGGTCTTGATGCTGGCCTGCAGCCAAGCTTTCAACGCGCGAAACTCCGCAGCAGCGTAGCCAACTTCGTTGGCATCTGTGGGAGAAGCCGAATTTTGCGGGTCAATGGAGTACGGCATCAGCGGGCCTCGATTTCCAAATTATCTTGCACGAGATTGGCGGACAGGATTTGACGCAGCTGGAGGATGGTGCGAGAGATTTCCTGCTCGCCGATCATGCCAAACAGCTGCCAAGCAGCCTCCGCTACCACCAGATCCTGGTACTCCGGAAATAGCCAACTGGTGATGTTCACGCCATCCCACGCAGGGTTGGCCAATAGGCCCACCTTGTAGGTGGTGGTATTGCCGTAGTCCGTGCACAGGAGCAGCTTGCTGCCCATGCCCCAGTAGATGTTCTGGCGTACCACTTTATCCACATCCAGGACGTCCGAGACGTCTACTGGCGAGAGCCGCGATGTACCAAATTGCACGTAAGCAACCTGCCGATAGGGAAAGGCGATTGCGGAAAGATCCAGAGAAGCCGTTGCGATGCCGCCAGTTTCAGCTGCTGCAGCAATCGAGACTTCTACCAGGTCCTTCCAGAAACGTCCTTTGCGGTGGCAGGCGCGCACAGCCTGCCGCAGTGCGAGCTTCGTTTCATTCACCAAGTCCTTACGGGTTGTGTGAATGTAGATTTCATCGAGCAACGAAGTCACAGATACGGTAGTCATATGCGCGCCTTAACTGCAGCTCAGCTGTTGTTGGTGGCGGCCATCTTGGTGGCGCTGGCGACGGCAGCATCAGCATTGTTGTTGGCCAGTTCGTCCAGAGCCGCGAACTGGTTGCCCACGTCAGCGCCCTTGGTGACGCCGCTGCCGACGACCTTGCTCAGCTTGGTGAGCTGGGACAGCAGCTCGGTGTCGGCCTTGTCCACCAGCAGCGTGCCGCTGACGAAGTAGTGGATGCGGCAGGTGCCGTCGGACATGTGCTCGTGGTAGCTGGAGCCGGGCACACAGTGGTGGAATTCGGTGTAGGGCAGCTCTTGGGCAGCTTTCACCGGAGCAGCATCCAGCACGGCAGCAGCTGCTGCGGTGAGCGTCACAGTGGCAACGCTGTCGGTTTTTGCGGAAGGAACGAGGCTCATGAGATGATCTCCAAAAGGAAGAAAGCTGGGGCCAGCAGATGCTAGCCCCAGAGGATTAGCCGGCCAGCGCCGCGGTGGCGTTGGTCAGCACGACATTGGCCACAGGATTGCGCACCAGGCAGGTCAGCTCGCTGGTGACGGTGCCACCAACGGCGTCGAGGCCGTTGTCCACCGGCGTGCCGTCCGTGCCGAAGTCCTTGTAGGCCGACTTGCGCCCGGTCATGTAGGCGAGCGAGAAGCTGGACAGGTCGAGCGACATGCCAGTCTTGCTGAGCGAATGCGTGGAACCGTACGCGTTCAGCAGCGAGTGCTCCACCAGGTTGAAGCGGCCGCGCGGGATCTTGAACTGGTCGAACTGCAGGCCCCAGTCAGTGACCTGATCGTTGATCATGTACTGGCTGTTCAGGCGGAAGATGTTGTGCAACATCCGACGCATGAAGCCACCGGCGAAGAACAGGCGCTCGTTCGGGTTCTTGGGATCGGTGACGGTCTGGAAGCCAGGATCCAGCGCCGATTCCAGCTGCGTGTAGTTGGTGGTCGAACCCAGCGTCACGTAGTTGGCAGCGGCCGCCGAGATGATGCGGGAGATGATGCCTTCCATCGTGCGGATGGGCTTGCCGTTGCGCGTGCCTTGGAAGGGCTGCGAAAACAGCAGAGCTTTTTCGATGTCCACGCCGTGCAGCATGGCGCAATCGTCCTTGCTGGTGGCATCCGGGCCCGGACCGGCGATGAAGCTGACAGCTGCTTCGGTGCCAGAGACCAGCCAGGTGTTGCGGAAGATCTGCGTGTAGTTCAGGACGCGCACCGGCTGAATGGTGATCGAGTCCGGACGCACGCTGGCTTCTTCGAACGCAGTACCGATCACCAGCAGCTGGTCGGCGGCACCGATGCTGGCCGCAGCGGCCACGTTGCCGAAAGCACGCTGCACGGTGATGCTGGTGGCACCATCGACAGCGGCCGTCACGAGCATGTTCTCACGAGTGCCCGGGTTCTGCAGGATCATGCCAGGCACGATGTTCGTCAGTGCGGTGACGGTGAAGCTGGTGGCGCCGGACAGGTACGAAGCGGTCAGCGTCACGGTCGGGAAGATCATCGTCTTCGAGTAGTAACCGTGCTCTTGCTGGAGCGCGGTGTCTTCCTTCAGACGAGACGAAATGCCGAACAACGGCGCTTGGCCATTCGGCATCAGCACGGTGAGGTAGCCCGACAGGGACTTGCGTGCCAGGTCAGTCGGGTTCTGCGAGGTATTCCAAACACCAACGGTCATAAGACCTCCAAAAGAAAAAGAAAGTGAGGATCAGTTTTGGCCGCCCCAAGCCATCCAGTCTTGGTCAGTACCGGGAGCCGGAGCAGGCGCAGGAGCAGGAGGAATCACAGACTGACTGAGCGCCATGAAGTAGGCTTCAGCCTTCGCGTTGACTTCCTGCGGAGACATCTTGGGGTTGTTCGTCGCGATCTGCTTGCGCAAATCCTTCAGAACAGGTTGAGCTGCAGGGTGCGCCAGCGCGGGGTTGGTGGGTTGGATCGAATCCAACTGCTGCTGGCGGAAGCGATCGGCAAAGACGCCGTCGAATTGGCTGCGCAACTTGGTGCCACCGTGCTCGACGGAAGCTGCGCTGACTTGGATGGAAGCACCCATCGCCTGTTGCCCGACTTGGTTGATGATCTGGAGCAGCGCAGACATGTCGCCAGAAGTTGCTTTCTGGAGGAGTTCCGGCGGAATGTTCCGCGTGAAGTCGTGCCTGCTGGCCATCTCCATGATCTTGGTGGGATCGGCAGACAGCAGCGGCTGCGTCCACGGATCTTGCTGGGCATTCGGATCAGGATTGGAAGGAGTTTCCCACAGCTGGTTGAAACCGTCCAGCGGGGAAACTGGCTGTTGCGGCTGGTCCGGGCTGGGCCCTTGGCCGCCAGGTTGCGGTGCAGGCTGTTGCTGTGGTTGCTGCTGCATGTTCGAGTAATTGAACGCAGGAGCCGGACCGGCAGCAGGAGCTTGCTGGCCACCAGGGGCAGGAGCTTGCGCTGGTTGTGCGGGGCCAAAAGAGCGCAGAAGACCAGGGAAGAAAGATGCCATGATTGAAAAGTCCTATCGGTTGTCGTTGTCGTTGGGGTTGCTGAGAGCTGCCTGCTCTCGGAGGATCGCTTCTTGGTGCAAGAGAGCATCGTACTGCATGATCTCTCGCAGCATTTCCAGCTTGGACGTCAGGTGCACATGCTGGCGGATGTTGCTCTGATCATGCTCCGTCTGCGAAAAGCGCAACTGCATGAGTGCACTTTGCAAACGAAAGCCGATCAGTTCCAAAACAGAGAGCTGGTGCTCACTGAGCAGGAGTTGGGAGAGCTGAGGGTCCGGCTGGTTTTGGTCCTGGCTGTTGATTGCCATTGATTTGACTCATTTGGTTGGTGAGGGTCTGTTGTTGAGCTGCGGAACGCTTGAAGCCATTGACCCATTTGGCTCCTTGCAGGGTGAACATGTAGTTGGCCATGCCAACCAGATCGTATTCCATGGCGAAGGCAGGTTGCGCTGCTGCCAGCTGCATCACGCTGCCAAACACATCCATGTTGACAAGCTTGTCAACAGGCAACATGCCATCGCCCATCTGGAACTGCCACATGGTAGTGCGCAACTGCTGTGGGGAGATTTCCTGGGGCTGCCCAGAGTCGCGGTTCTGCACCGTAACTGACTTCTGGCGCTCCAGCAAGTTTGCACGCAGCTTGTACTTGATGGGCTGAAAGAAGCCGGATTCCACGACCGTTGCCATCAGGCGAGGTCGAGCATCTGAGTTGCCCATCACCTGAGAAACTTCGAAGCGCGTCTTGTTGCCCTTCTGGAACTGCCCGCGCTGCATACGGTTCTGGCCGGTAGCAACGTCCGCCATCTCCGTGAGCTCGCGGCCGACCGCGAAGGTTTCAGCCACGCCATCGTCGCGATACGGAGCTTGCCAGACGGCTTCGCTGAGCGGACTTCCGTAAGCTTCCTGCTTGATGGGGATGCGCGCGATAACGTCCGTGTTATCAATGTCGCGCTTGTTGATGCGAGAGGGATCGTAGAAGAGCCGATCGTACACCTTGCGCCGCTGCGATGCCAGGCCGCTGTTGTACATGGAACTGGCGAGTTGCTGGTAAGTGACAGCCAGGTCTTGGAACGACTTCGTTGTCCAACCATGGCCATCGTCCACCAGTTGCCCCACCACCATGGGGAACGAATCGTCCATGCTGACGATCTGCTTGGCTTGCACAACGACCTGGCGATTCACGATGGTGAACTTCCACATGCTGGGCTTGTTGCCATTGGGCCCGTGCATACCCACACTTTCTGGAATCACACGCCAGTACAGGTAGGTGACTTCGTAGCTGCCAGAGTATGTGGCGTACGCACCAGAGCGCTCCTTTCCGCCCCACACCATCCAATCGTCTTGTACTGTCTGAGACAGTTGCAAGTCTGGATTGATTTGCGGAACGAAGAAGCCATCACGACCCGCAGAAGACTGCGTGGTATTCATGCGAGACTCGAAAGCTTTCGTGGAATTCATGGTGGTGCTCGGGTCCTGGTCCAGGAACCATTGCTTCAGATTCACCATGCTCAGCACTTCGCTGTAGCCACAGAACTCCGCCTTGGTGTGCTGCTCGCAGGGCATCACACGCGTATCAAAGAAGGCATTGTAGAGCGGAACATGCTTGATTTCCGTGCCCTCGAACGCAATGGTGGTGCGATCGCTGGAAGGATCCAGCGGATCACTGAACTTCACACCAACTTTGTGGCTCTTCCAGTCCGTATCCACTGCCAGCAGGTTGTGCTTGAGCCCGTCGCGCAGGGCTCGCTGGAGATGCAGCGGATACTGGAACTGAATGGCACTTTCGCCAATCAGAGTTTCCAGCGAGGTCGCAAACTCCTGCATTTCCGGCGGCGCCACGACAGGGAACATCGGGTAGCTGGTGAGGTAAATCTCACTCAGCGTAGTGAGGGCAGATTCCACCTGGGGACCTGCCACCGGCACGGTGACATTCTGCAGCGGTCGCGGGTCGCCATTGAGGTTTGCGCGCCGCGCTTCCAGGTGCTTTTGCGTCCAGTCCAACTCGCGTGCGTACTGCCGATCTTGCAGCAGGAAACGATTACGAAGCTGCCCCAGCTGCGAGATTTCCGGAATGCGGTCGGTGAACATGTTGATGACAGCTTGCTGCACTGCCAGACTCGCAGGCAGCTTGCCGTCTGCGCTGGAACCATCTCGGCGCTTCTTGTTCCGCTCCTGGCCAGGCAGGGTGATTTGCGGAGTGCGGGCATTGTTGCCAACAGGAAACATGGTGGACATAGTGTGCCTTAAAAATCAGTTTGCAAATCATCGCTATACGCGGCGGCAGTGGCTTCTTCTTCCTCATGCAACGTGAGCAGCTTGTGCCCATACTTTTGCTTGATTTTTTCCATATACGCTACCAAATCAAGGATGTCATCCTTGTTATTCTTCTTCATTGGATCAAAATAGATAGTCTGGTGCTGAACCTTGGAGACAACAGAGCGATGCAGAGCATACTGCACTGGCTCCTTCTGGCAGAGGCGCTTTAGCCCGTCGATGATGCGGCTATTCTTGTCCTCTCTGCCTGGCAGAATCTCCCGCACATTGATTTGCTGCGACAGGCCAAGCTGAGCTAGCTTGCGCTTGATGTGAAACACCAGCACAGCTTGATACGCCACAGCTTCGACAATGATATTGCGCAGACCGTAGCGAACGCAGAGCTTGATGGGAATGTCTTCCTGCTGGGCAGGGTTGTACTTGTCTGCCAGCACTTCGCGCAGCGTACTGCGGGCTCCGCTCAGGATAACTACGCCAAAAGCAACATCATCGGACTTTTTCTTACCAAGAGACGGATCTATCAGTACATAGCCGCCATCGTAGATCTCTACTTCACCATCTTCAACTGGTTCTTCGATATTGAATTGCGTGATATCGAAGCCAGAGCGTGAGCCGGCCACATCATCGTTCATCACCTCTGCGAAGAAGATCTCTGGATGGCCCATGGCCTCGTCGTCTTGGAGTTCCGCAAGGATATCTTCCAGTGAACGATACTCAGGCCACAGAGATGAGCCGTCTGCGAGGATAGCTCCGCAAATGAACGAAACCCACGAAGGATTTTTGCGCAGCTTTTTGAGGATAGAGCCCTCATAGGGGTACATATTACCCACGAAGACGAAAACGCAACGCTCCTTGTTGTTCGCCTTCATCAAGGTGCCGATCATCCAGGAAAGCACGCGAGATGCTTCTGTTGGAGACTGGGCTTCTTCCTTAGACTGCATGTCATCCATGATGATTACATCAGGACGACGATACTTAAGGTTCAAGCCTCGCAGGGAGCTCTGCGCGCCAAGCCCGGCCAACACAATGTCGCGCCCACGAAAGGTGAACTTCTTCAAACCTAGCGTATCTTTTTCAATGGCTATACGCCAGTCGCCGAAGATAGCCCGCACGTTAGGGTTATCCAGCAAATCCACTACGTCAGCCAAGAAGTTCTCTGCCAGGCTAGCTGTGTTGCACACTACTAGGATGAATTGCCTGTCAGAGAACAGGATTAGCCACAGGCACCACAGCTTCAGCAGGATGGTTTTTCCGAAACCGCGTGGGATGCCGATGCATAGCTTTTTCTGCCCGCGCTCTTCCGTAGCAGCATTGGTAAGCAGCTGCCAGATAGCGATGAAAACTGGCGGAAAAAGGTACTTGAATATCTCTGGGACGCCAATGGCTGCCAGGAAGTTAAGATCAGACTTGCAGCGAGCTACCGCTGCGTCCCGATCAATACCTACAGCCATTAGATCTGGTCCTCAATAGGAATTTTGCGCTGAAGCACCACAGGCATTGCAGCCAGCGCGTGTGATCCCGGCACTTCTTTTGCTTCCTCGATGAGCTCCAGGCGCTTACGAGTTTCTTGCTCCCGCAGCAACGCAGTGACATTGCCCGCAGGCAGCGTGACTAAGGACCGTCCAGCCACCTCGATCACTTCGTTTGTGCCGTGCGAGAGCTTGAAGTGCACATGCGCAGCCTCTGGCAACTCCAGCGTGACAATGGTGGTAGGCGCAGCAGTGTTCGAGACTGCGGCAGAGCGACGCTTCGCTGAATTGAATGTATCGAACGCGCGCAGTGCCTCCATCGGCTTCATGAAAGGAACCATCTCATTGAGGCGCGCCAGCGTTTTCTCTTCCAGCGAATCAATGCGCCCATCATGCTCCGTATACTTCACGAGCCTAGCGCTGCGACGCGCCACAACTTCCGCGGCAAACTCCTCCTCCTGCATGAGCTGGCTAACATAGCCTTCGCTCAATCCAGTAGCCTGAGCTGCTTGCACCGGAGCCAGATTACTGTCTCCGAGCAACTTAAGAAGCTGTTCGCGCATAGTGAAGATGCCTATCAGGTCGCAGGGTGGCGTAGCACAGGGTGGCCGAGTGGCAAGGTGGAAGAGCCTAGCATAGAGCGAACTATAGCTTAGCTAGCTGCTAGCTGGAAGGGAGGAAAGCTCGGAGCTAGGTACTTGCTAGCTACCTCGCTAAGTAGCATTCTAGGTAGCTGGGTAGCGTGTAAAAAGTTTAGAAAAATTTTGGGAGTGCCTTAGATTAAAACCTCTCCCCAGTCCTAAAAAGGCCTCCCGCCCCCGGCTTAATTAGCCAGCGTTAGCAGTCAAAGCGGAGCGGTCGTCGAACTAGTAAGCTCGCGCAGCGATCGACGGACTGGCCAGGTCCAGCGGACAGGCTATTGGCTGTTCTGGCTGTTGCGGGTTAGGTTGTAAGCTTTAGCTTGCAACCTGGCACGCTGGCTGTTGGCTGCTGCACTGTAGTCCGCAAGCTTTAGCTTGTGGTCTACAGTGCTGGCTGTTGGCCGTTGGCTGTTCAAGAGGGTCGAGCAGGGAAACTTCCCTGCTAACGGAGACAGGAGTTAATAGGCCACACTAGCAGCTTATCGCTTTGCGAAGCTTGGCTGTTGGCTGCTTGGCTGTTCCGCTAAGCCGGCCAGGTCCCAGGACCTGCCACGTGCTCGCTATTGTTTGGGGGCTAGCCGATATGTACTCATAGCGGCTGGAACGCGAACAATAGCATCGTCACAGTAAGGCAGTATGGAGAGCACGTGATAGTAGGTATACGGGAGATTGGAATACGTTGTAGGTGACTGAGGTAGCTCCCACAGCTTGGCTAGTCGCACATAGCTGGCCAGGGCAGAGAATTGCTAGCTGCTTGCAGATAGCATCGTCCTTCTGATTGCGCGGCGCAGCACGCTTGCGCGTAAGCGCAAAATCAATCCTCTAGATGCTAGGCGTAGCACTAGCGCAGCTTGCTGCGCATGAGCGAAGCGATAGTTCGTCATTCTGACTGCCAGGCGTAGCACTGTGCGCCTCTGGCGCAGCGAGCTTGCTCGCATCGTCCTTCTAGTACTTGCTCTTAATAGGATGACTAGAAGAAAGGTAAAAATTTCTTTCGTAGCGGAGCGAAGAAAGAAATTTTTTGCACCACAATGGTGCTAGATGTAACAGGATGTAAAACCGCTGGCTAGCTGCCTGGACGCTAGGTTATACTAGAGCCCTAGCAGCAAAGAAAGGTTCTGTGATGTTTGAAGTTACCTGGACGCGCGGCGCGGCCGTGCTGGGGATCAGTACGCCCAAATACCGCACCGCTTTGGCGGTGTATATCTCGCTGCGGGCTGCTGGCTACAATGCCCGTCTGTGGAACCGTTGCACCAAGCGTCCGGCTTTGGCGCTGTAAAGGAAAGGTAAATCATGGCTGCCTGCGTTTGGCATAACTGGGAGCGGGCTTCGTGCCGTGAGTCGCGCCGTCTGTGCGTTCGTATGCGCCGCTCGCCGGTGTGGCCGCTGTTCAAGTTCCCTGCATACTGCGCGCGTATGCACGCACTGAAGCCGGACATTGTTACGCCTGCGCAGTGGCGCCTGATGGTGCTTGAGCATTGCGAGCGCATCTGCACTGTGCTGGAGCAAGAACTGACTTGCACGCCTGAGTGAGTCCAGCCGCTAGGGCAGCTAGCTCTAGCGGGTGCACTCCGCACCGAATGACAAACTAACTAGGAAAGCAAAACCATGTCGAACCTTAACACCCTGGCCGTTTCCCACAAGCCCGTGCCTAGCGTGGCCGATGGCCTGGAGCTGGTGGTGAGCACTCAGCGCAGCACCAAGGAAAACAAGATTGCGGAGGAAGATCGTTATCGTGCGGTGCAGATTCCGTGCCTTTCGCTTGCGGAAGCAGGCGTGCCAAAGCGTTTCGAGTTGATCCTTCTTGATGCGTTGCGCCGTGCTGCCGTGGCACAGTTGGGCGCGTTGTGGAAAGATTCCACCGATGGCCTGCACGCGGTCCCGGCGGATATCTGGGGCGTTGAATCGCTGCTGGCCTATGCGGAACGCACCAGTACGGCGGAACGGCTCACCGGCGAAGTGCTCACCGCTTGGTTTGCTGCTTCCGTGGTTGGCGGCAAGGCAAAGGCGAAAGGGCCTAAGGTGTTTGCCAAGTTCGAGAAGGCTTTCACTTCCCTGGCTGCGAGCGCACGCACCGAAAGCGAGGATGAATGCAAGTCCCTGCTTGCGTGCCTAGCTGGTGAGGATGCAGCGAGCTGGATTGTTGGTGCGATGGTGCGTAAGCTGACTGCTCGCCTTGAAAAGCTGGCTGAGGATGTGGAAAGCATTTCGCTTGATGATCTGGTGTGATGTGAGCTAGCACGCTAGCACGCTAGCACCACAAGGGGGCTTAGGCTCCCTTTCCTTTTGCACCTAGATGTGAATGCTTCTCATTCCGCAAAAGTACTTCGTCCTTCTAGAGCGGTATTCAAAAAGCTTGCTGCTGGCTATTACATATCGCGTCAAGAATTCGCGGCATCGCGAAAGGCAGCACGTAAGCTTCCTTTGCGTAACACTCTTAGCTTGCTTGCTGCCGGTTCTTGTGCTCTCTCTTCGCGTGCCGCTTGTGCGGTGTCGTGGCTGTTGCTCTTATCCATTTCAGATAATTTACATCAGTAAATTATCTGAACCATCCTAGCGCAGCGGTCGTCTTTCTAGCCTAGCGCAGCGGTCGTCCGTCTTTTTGGCCCGCTTCGCTTGCCCGCCCCTAGACAAGCTGTAGAATTATTAGTTGCGCTTGCTTCGCTAGGCTAGGTTTGCTAATTGCGCTTGCTGCTAGCTTCTCTTGCTAGTTCCTTCTCTTGCTAGTTCCTTCTCGCAATGACTTTCCTCAGGTGGCGAAAGGTGACATAGGTGACATAGGTGACTCAAGTGACATGGTGACATAAAGGCATTTATCCTTATTTAATATTCCGCCCCATTCACTCGCTCACGCTGCTAGTTCCTTTCGCTGCTGCCTGCTCTCACTTCCTTTCGCTGCTACTTCCTAAGCTACTTACTTCTCTTAGTATCCCTCCTTATGTATTATTATTTAATTAAAGATACCTTAATATCTCTAGCAATTAAGGGAGCATTGCTGCTAATAACAACTGCATATGCAGCAAGGAACTAGCTCTGCTGCCCTCTGCCCTGCTACTTACTCCCCACACTGCACGCACAGAAAAGCAGGAATAAATAAATAATCCGATAACCCTTCACTGTCACCTTGTCATGCATGTCACCCTAGTCACCCTTGTCACATCCAATCACCCGAGGAAAGTTCACATGAGAAAGAACTATCATGCAGAGCAGGCAGAGCAAGCAGAACCTGATGCCCATAGCTACCTGGCAAAGCCGGCTTTGCTACAGCCTAAAGCACCACTAATCCATTATCAAGCCTGTTCGCTTCGCTCACACCCTATGGGCAAGGGCTTGACAACGGAGCCTGCGTGGTACTTTCTGCTTCGCTATCCGGCAGCCAGGTAAACGCTATGGGCCGGCGCGATACAGAACAAACTACTGCATCCCTCGGACCTGCACCATACTCTGCAAGCACCCTACTCATCCTATCCTGCCTACTATCCTGCACCTACCTAGCACTCCTAGTTATCTATGCTACATGCTGCGATTATTAGGGTAAACCCCTACTTGACAAATGGTCCAGATAATGTATCATCGTCAATGGGTGAGCTTTCGCCCAGGCAGCTTAGCTAGTCTGCAGGGTAGTAACTGCCAGCTAGCTAGGATTCAGTTAGGTACGCAGTGCGTAGGCACTAAGGAGAAAAGCATTATGTGTGTACGAAATAGTGTTAAGGCAGCCGAGTCTAACGTGGTGTTTGAGTGGAATAGCTCCAGCAGTGCACAAGGCTACTACATTCAGAAGCTGAAGGACGGCCCGGTGTTTCATGGCTGGCCTAGCTACTTGAGCGAGCTGCAAGCTTTCGGTATTTGGTGTGTATCTAGCTCAGGCTTGGCTCCTGATTTGGTGCACTATGTTGTGGATGACTTCGGTACTTTGCAGCCGGAGCCCTGGTGCAGCTATGGCTATCTGGTCGATGCCGTGACTGCGGCCAGTAATTACGAACTCAGCTAAGGAGCACAACTACCATGCCTTACTTCTACGACATAAATCCGTTCAGCCACGAGCTGGAGCCATTCAAGCTGCGAGAGACTCCGCATAACCCTTGGAAGCCTTGGGAAGAAGTCCAGCGGCTGTGGATTCGTTCGCTGCGCAAGGCTGCGCAGGTAATACTGAATGATGAGCTAGTGGGTAATCCTTCCATTGGCTACCGGACAATGGCCGCACCTGCTATCGCCCACTATGCACTCACAGGCAGTGGCGCAGATTTCCGCTCGCGTCAATGGTGCGCGATGCTAACTTATGAAAGGTCGCCAGCGGGACAGACCTGGCGGGAACATCCAGTCTACGCACCGGACTGTGACCGAGAAGATGCTGCCATGTATGCGCTGTTCCTTGCGGACGTGATAGAGCAGCAGACTCCGCAGGAATTCTCCAGCAACGTCTATTTGGCATTCTAATAGGTGCCAGTTCGTAGCGGGTTCTGCCCGCTTCCGACTGGTACTTTTGCCAGTGTAAGGAGAAAGCAACATGACATGGGAACAACACCGCAAAGAGTCGGAAGATTGGCTGGCTAGTTTGCCTAGTGACGCCAAGACCGCTCAATTCCGGGGCCGCACTTACGAGCTGTGCGTGCAAACAGAGGCAGAGTGGGACGGCACACCCAGCCGCGTCTGCACTGGCTGCGCTTTCGATCCTGCTGGTTTGCCGGCAGGATGCAGTGAATTCAACGAATTGCGGGCAGCTTGCGAAACAGCACCTCGCTGCTGGGCGCCGGACAGCGTGATGGGCGCTTATGTGTTCAAGCCAGCGAAGGAATAAGCAATGGTCTACGATTCCAACGGCGTCGCCCTGAAGATTGGCGACTTGATTACCATAGCCGATGCTGTGAAACTCCCTTACTATGCCTTACATCTGCGAGGTGTGGAGCTGCGAATAATTCGGCTGCTAGCTGATAGTTCATTCGCTGTCGACGCAGTGTACTCAAACGGATCTCACCAAGGCATCGTGGGTAACTTCGCAGCGTCAGAGGTAACGCTGCTGCAACACAAAGGAACTGACTGATGGCTTACTTGCGAATGGATCAGCGAGAGGGAGACAAAGAACTCCACTCTAAGCTGCGAGTGCTGAAAGGCAAACGTGTGCGCATCTCTCGGCCGGCGCTATCTCTTGCGCGCGTGCCCTATCTGGGCTGCATTGGCGTGGTGGACTGCTACCGCTTTCACACTCCTTGGTGCGTGCATGTGGAAGGCACGACCCGGTTTGGTGAAGACTTCGCAGTCTGGATCGCACTGGATGAGGTTGAATTGCTCGACTGAGCTAACGCAATCACACACCAATTAATTGCAGAGGACATATGAAAAAAGCTATCAGAGGTTGGTCCCCGAAAACAAAGTGGCTGCTCAGCTTCCTGCTGGACTGCCTGCTGGCCGCGGCCATAGTGGCACTGTTCTACTTGTGCGCTTACGGCCTTGACGGAGCCTGGCATGTCTGAACCAAGCACACCACATCCGACGCTGGATCAGTACCAGATTCATGTGAAGCTGCGCTGCAACCTTAGCGGACTTCCGCTGGGCGAGCTTAGCTTTCTCACCATGGCTGGAACTGCCAGCTATCTCTCGCACTGGAATGAGCTGGTAGCAAAGCATCCAGTGTTCTCGATGGACTTCACCAAGCTACTGAAGTTCACCCGGTCGCAGTGGGATCGGCTAGCTCAAGGCGCCAGCGATGGTACGCTGCGAGAAGACGAGGAGAACATCCTGCGCGTCTCCTTCCTTGCTACCCTGCACACGCTTGGTACTGTGCAGCAGGATGGCCCGGCGTTGCCCCCGCTGGATTGTGTGCTTACCAACATGCAGTCCCTGCTGGTGCTTGCTACCTGGAAGCACCACATGCAGACAGCCAGGATGCGCTGGCCGAAGTACCACATCAGCACTCGCAATACGAACTGGAACTTCGAGAACTTTCGGGACTACTTGCAGGTCTGCTTCGATACTCGCAAGTCCTACGAAAACACACTGAAGCTGGCAGAAGAGAGGGCGCAAGTGCAGGCAGCGGAAGAAGCTGCGGCGGCCCTGGCTGGAAGCTGGGCGAATCCAGTAAGCAAGACAGTGCTGTGGCGTTGGGTGCAGGCTCACCTGCCTAAGCAGAACCAAGCGGACGGCGAAGGCTGGATGGCCACTCTGTTCCTTGCTAAGCGGCCTGGCACCATTCACCAGTTCGACTTCGACGAACTCACCATGATGCGAAACATCGTGGAAGGTGAGTGCCCTAACGGCACTGGTGTGATGTTCGCAGTGCGTGCCAGGCTGGACCAGATCGAAGCCATCTGGAAAGCTCACTACGAAGACTTCAGCGTAGAGCTTGCGGACTATGCGCCCGGAGCTGGCTTGCTGGTTAACGGTGTGAAGCCTTGCCCGCCCGAGCCTGGCGATAAGCCGCAGATGAAGGATTTCTCCACAAAGACTGCCTATTATCTTGCTGAGGCTGGCTGGTCTATTGCCAAGCGCAGCTGGGACAAGTACTGGCAGGACCACGAGAAAACGAAGATGCGCGACAGCGAGCTGGCAGCGCGTAACGCGGCAGCGGAAGCTGCTGTTGATGATCTTGATATTTCTGACGAGGACATTTAAATGACTGACCAAAGCAACATCGTGCAGGTAACTTTGCCTGCTCCCAAGAAGATCATGGAATGGAATGCTGAACAGCAGCAAGCCATTCACTTCGGAGATTTTCGGCGCAGTTTCTGCCTGATTGGCGCAGCCGGTACTGGCAAGACTTCCACACTCACGGAGCTTGTGCGAGTGATGGAAGAAAACCATCGGTTCCCCATGCTAGAAGTGAGCACAGACAATCTGCTGACTGGCCGGTCGGGCATTGTCTTCCTGAGCTACACGAATCGGGCAGTTCGCAACATGCGCCGTATGCTTCCTGCGAACTTGAAGAGTCATGCCATGACTTACCACAAGCTGTTGGAGTACGGCCCTGAAATGCACGAAGAGTACGTGGATGGCGAGCTTGTCAAGAAGATGCGCTTCGTTCCTGGGCGTAACCGGGACAATACGCTGCCGCGTAACTTGACAACCATTGTTGTCGACGAAGCGTCAATGCCCAGCATTGATTTGCACAATGAGCTGCTGGATGCTCTGCCCTACGCAGGTGCGGTGCAGTTCATCTTCCTTGGCGACTTGAACCAGCTTCCGCCTGTCTATGGCGATGCCATTCTGGGCAAAGCTCTGCTGGAACTCCCCATTGTGGAACTGACCCGCGTGTATCGGCAGGCTTTGGAGTCTCCGATTGTTTCGCTGGCTCACGCTATCAAGAGCAACGATTTCACTGTCTTCAATGCAAGCTGTCGCGATGGCACCTTCGGCATCACAACGAAGAAAGGTGGGGCATTCAAGAGTGCTGCCAGTATCACGGAAGAGACGGTGATTGAGCGGCCAGGGCGAGGCAAAGTGACACTGACGCCGTGGCTCCAGAAGTTGGACATGGACAGCGGATTGGCAGCAGTGAAGCAAAAACTGCGAGCTATGATGCGCAGTGGACAGTACGATCCGGAACAGGACTTGGTGCTGTGCCCTTGGAACAAGGCATTTGGCAACGATGAGCTGAATAAGAGCGTCGCGGATTACTTGGGCCAGCAGCGTGGCGCGGAAGTGGTGGAAATCATCGCAGGCTTCGAGAAAGTCTACTATGCTGTAGGTGATCGCATTGTTGCCAACAAGCAGGAAGCTCGCATAAAGCGCATCACGCGTAACCCGCGCTACATGGGCAAGTCCACGTGCAAGCCGAGTAAGACTCTGAATCGCTGGGGCCATGATTCGGGTGGCCGGCAGGAAGATTTGGATGCTTCGGAGTTCGATGTGGATGCCATCCTGGACGCTGCTGCCAGCGACGTTACCGATCGCGTCAACCAGTGCAGCCATATCATTGACATTGTCTACGACGATGTTGGTGAAGACATTCCCGTGAGCCTGCGGACAAGCGGTGAAATCAACAACACCTACTTCGCTTATTGCATCAGTGTGCACAAGGCGCAGGGTTCGGAGTGCCGTCGGGTGATTGTCATCACGCACGCTTGCCACAGCAAGATGCTTTCGCGTGAGCTGGTCTACACTGCTATCACACGCGCCGCAGAGGAACTGCATATTCTCATGACACCTCACATGTTGGAGACTTCTGCTGCCAGGCCGCGCATCAAGGGCGATACTCTCGCGGCGAAGCTGGAGTTCTTCCAGAATCGACTCAACGAACGGAGCGAATGATGGCCATGGCAACTAAATCCCTGGAGAGCTGGCTCCAAGACCAGCAGCGAGTGAGTCTGCAATCTCGCGTCATGGCAACGTGGGACAAGTACGTGGCCATGTACAACACCTCGCCAGAGCGACTTGTCATCTACACGTATGCTTGGCAGCAGCTGGATATGGTGACTCGGGCCTACATCGAATCCAACATGGTAGTGACTTCCTTCTGGATTGCACGTCATACCATCCACGATAGTGACGATGTGTTCGCCTTCTCTGACCACAAAGGAACCAAGGTCGCCCGCTACTAAGGTTGCGTGGGGGGTATTGACATAAGCCCTCAATGCTGATACACTGTGAAAACAGTAGGCGATGTGCCTGCCGTTCCCTGATCCCAACCCGCGCCTAGTGCGCAATTTCTGGAGCTTTGCTACCATGTCCGAAAACACCCAAGCCGCTTCCTTCGCTGATGCCGTCGGCGCCACCGCTGAAGCCAACACCGCCCCCACTGCCACCGTCGCCGGCAAGGAATACACCTTCTTCTTCAAGAAGACGCCGGTGCGCGACGCCGAAGGCAAGAAGATCGGTGAAGGCCGCAAGCACCCTGATGTGAAGGCCATCTTGCCTGTTCCCATGACGATGGTCGATCTGGAAGCCGCCGTGGCCAAGGAAGCCAAGGTCGCTGCGCTGCTGCTGGAACTGGCACAAGGCGCCGTCTACGATGCCGCCCGTGCTCAGATCAACCAGTTCCGCGAAGACTTCCCGGACGCCGACTTCACCGCCGACAAGTTCGACCTGGCCAAGCTCGACATCTGCGTGCTGGCCACGATGGAACGCGCCAGCCGCGCAGCCTATGTGCCGAGCGAAGCCGAGATGGGCTCCTTCTGCGAGAACTACGCCGAGATCATGCTGGCCGGCGGCTACGATCCCAAGAAGGTCACGACCCATACTGACCTGTTCAAGAAGGGGATGCTCAAGATCAAGAGCAACAAGGTCGCCCTGGGCAAGCTGCGCGACGTGCTGACCCTGTACGTGTCGCTGGTCGGCGAAGACCTGGCAGACTTCGAGTCTGTCTACGGCTGGGTTTCCGAGCGCCTGAATCGCTGGATCGACGCCGAGGAGAAGGATTACTCCGAGTCCATCTAAACAGCACCGGCGGTTGCCGGCAACGCTGCAAGGGGCTTCGGCCCCTTTTTTGTTTGCACTACGAGTTAGTTCAAACAAAAACTACGCAGTCTATTGATTGCCTCACTCATGAGCACTGACGCCCAAAAACTGTACGAGATTCTCTGCGAGAAAGCAGAGGCCAACGCCGACGCACCTGGGAAGGTGGCCGTTCGCGTAGGTAACGAAACTACGTACCGTTCTTTGCTGCGCAGTCTCTATCGAATCAATGCCGACATGCGCGCATTATTCGGAGCCCAATCCGTCTGTTCTGACTTCGACGCTGAGACTGGCAGAGCCCAGTTCTGGCTTGGAAAGCCGCGCCGAAAGCATATCACCTTCACCCTTCTGGATGATTCCGATGCGTAAATACGAGGAAACTTGGCGGCTGCTTAAGTTTGCCACCAAGGACAAGCCGCTGCGAATCAGCTCGCATCCTGGCAACCATGCCCGCATACAGCAGGCGCTTGCTAAAGAGAAGTCGAGGGAGAATCGCATTCGTTTGTTTTCCACACCAGAGCAAATACCGCACGGTCGCATCATTGCAGTTTCCGAAGGTCGCGTGCTCACAATCTATCTTGACTTCGTAGGAGAGCTGTGATGGCTGATTTTGAAAAATTTTCTAGCATTCTTGGTGCCGATGGCAAGCCCATCAAGTACGAAGCAATTACCAGCACACAAGGCCGGGCCTACTCCGACGAAGTTCTGCCGGGTAACATGCAGCACCGTCCCGTGGATGCTGATGCTCACATCAGTGAGAAGGCGTACTACTTTCCGCCTGCCTTCCTGGCCCTGAAGCAAGAGCTGGAGTACTACCACAAAGAGTGGTTCGAAACCCGCAACGATAACTTGAATGGCAAGGTATCTCCTGCGTGGGCGATGATGTTCAATGCTTCCGATTTCGTGATGGTCATGAATCAGTACACGCGCGCAGCCGTGGACATTGATATACCTGACGCTACTGAATCGGAGTTGCAAGCTGCTGCCAATGCAGCCTACATTCCCTTCGACACCGGCGCAGTCAATTGGACGTGCCACCAGTTTCTCAACCGGCTGCGCAAGATGCGTGGCTTGTCCCCGCTGACCTACTAAGGAGTGACGTGCTATGTCCGATAAAGCAGAAGAATTGAAGCCCGAAGAAACTGTGTCGTTCGCTGAACTGACGCTGCGTGGCCGGCTTGCTGAGCTGGAAACAGCTCTCATGCTGAAAGACCCTGGCATGAAGAACCACCTGGCAGCCGTCCACAAACAGCTGCACGAGCAGGACGATCTGGTGCACTTGCTCACCGATGAGCAACGTGCTGTGATTGTGGCTGGCTACAAAAGCTATCGCAACATCCAGCTTGTGGAGAAAGCGAAGGCACCAGCCAGCCGGGGCCGTTCGGCCAAAGTCACCGAAGATGACATCTAAGGAGCCGGCATGGAACTGCTTGCATTGCCGGACGATCCACTAGAGCTGCTGGCGGCAGTTACTTTGAGCGACAGCGGAAGCTATGCGCTCACCAGTAACAAGGGCTACCACATGATGCAGCGCAATCTCAACGCTACGAGTTACTCGCAGCTGGAGATACTGCACAAGTGCCCTCGCAAGTTCATGCTCGCCAAGTACGAAGCGCTCCGCAAGAGCCGCTACACAACTGGCGAGGATGTGCAGAACAATGTGGACTTCGCATTTGGCCACGCAGTAGGCGCTGGTGTGCAGAATTACCTGCTCACTGGAAGCGCCAACAATGCGTACTGGTCCGCATTCATGGCGTGGCGCGCAGACTTCGAGGACAATCTTCCCAAAAAGAAGAAGTCTTTGGCAGATGCCTACACTGCCGTGGAACTGTTCATCGCCTTCTACCGTGATAGCGACTTGCGTGAGTGGGAGCTGCACACATTCGCAGATGGCACTGCTGGCATCGAAGTCGCTTACGTCATTGACTGCGAGAATGGCTACCAGCACTATGGCCATATCGACTTGGTGATGCAGCACAAAGAGACTGGCCGTATTGGCGTGTTCGAAGTCAAGACGCACGGCTTCAAGCAACTGGAAATCTCCATCTACGAAAACAGCGCACAAGCCGTGGGTTACGCCACCGTGCTGGATACTCTGGTGCCAGGCCTCACCACTTACGATGTGCGCTACATCTGCTATTCCGCTCCATCCCAGGAATGGGACAGTGTGGAATTCACGCACCGAGTGGCCAGCAAGACAGAGTACCTTCTGGACTTGGTGACAGATCACTCGCTGATTACTCGCTATGCAGACACGGGCTGCTTCCCGAAGCGTGGCGGCGCCTGCTACGACTTTGGCCGACGTTGCCAGTATTTCGGTGAATGCAACATCAAGCCGGGAGGCAGGCTGCCCAGGCTGACAGACGGCGATCGCGCGGAGGAAGTGAACTACGAGTTCTCCATCTCTCAACTGGCACGCACTCAACAGGAGTTACTGGGATGAGCACCGAGGCTAAATCCAAGGCAGATCTGGCTAAGCAACTGAACTGGGACAAGTTGCAACTGACTGGCGCTCTCTGTAGCCTCCGCAATCTGATAAATCGGCACATATCCGCAAATGCTCTGAAAAACGTGACCCTTACGCAGCAGCTTCGCGGAGAGTGCTTCGATAACCTGAAGCAGATCGAATGCGAGATTCGAGAGTGTATGGCCAACCTGGCAGTCCGTGAGGGTATCAAAGGCAACTACCGAGAAAATCTTCCCTACGAAGAGTCCAGACACTACAGACGATTCCGTGCTGCGGAAGTGCGCGAAGCAAAGCGCAAGGCCAACGAACCAAAGGACATTTGATGTTGCTCTCTGAATACAAAGCGTCAACAGCCCGCAAGATTCTCATCTACGGCCCGCCAAAGACTGGTAAGACTGAGCTGTACGGCGGCCTTGCTGCTACCAAGAAGCTGCACATCATCGACTTGGAGGAGTCCGTAAAGACCTTCCTCAAGCCGAGCAGCGCAGCCTTTCCCTTCCTGGGCAAAATCTCGCTGTACCCACTGCCAGATACTCAGTTGATGCCGATTGGCATTGACACCGTGCTGCGGCTCACTCGCAATGTGCCTGTGAGTATCTGCCACAAGCATGGCAAGGTGGCTTGCCCGATCTGCAAAAAGGAAGGCTGGCCGTCCAGCGATTTGGATGTAACCAAGTTCACTCCTGAGGATGTGCTTGTCATCGACAGCTTCAGCCAGCTGGCCGATAGCGCCATGAATCACATCATGCGCAAGTTCATTGAAAAGGATGACTTCGATGCGAAGCCCACGTGGGATGATTACTTCAAGCAAGGCAACATCCTGCAGCGCATCGGCACCTGGATACAATCCGCGCCATTCAACATCGTGGTTGTCTCGCATGAGACCATGGTGGAAATGGAGGATGGCACCAAGAAGATCGTTCCGATCGGCGGCACATCGAATGCCAGCAAAATTTTTGCAAAATTTTTCGACGACGTAGTTTACACGGAGATTGTCAATGGCAAGTACCGTGCTTACTGCTCTGCGGAAGACAAGACTCGCGTGGTGCTGGGCAGCCGCAGTGGACGCAAGTTGCAGAACGACAAGAAGGAGCAGCTTGGCCTGGCAGAGCTTTTCAAATAAGGCTCACGGCAACTAAGATTGCGTGGCGGCCCTTGACATATGTGCGGGCCTATGCGATACTGATATTTCTGGTGCAGGTGCCGACCAGTTTCAACTGGCACCGATGTGACTACTACGTAAGTGAGTGAAATCATGGAAGCTCTCGACCTGAACGGCTTGGACATTCTCGACCAAGACCTGAGCGACATTGCCGATCTGCCTGGCTATGACGTACCCGTCAACGGCCGCTACCAGATGGAGATGACTGCGGCTGTCAAGTCCGTGAACGACAAGCCGGCGGTGGAAATCAGTCTGACTGTCAAGGCGCTGATCTCTCAGCAGAACGACTCCGACGCTCCGACTCCGATGGATACCAAGTTCTCCCTGCTGTTCTTCCTGGCCGGCGAACCTGATGCCGTCAAGATGAGCCTGGGCCGTCTCAAGGAACTGGCTGATCCTGCGCTGTCCGAGCACTACAGCACCGGCAACTTGAAGGAGATCATCTCCAAGCTGGCAGAGCCGCTGCTGATCGAAGCCACGGTGAAGCGCCGGCAGGACAAGACCGACAAGGACAAGTACTACGGCTCCATCAAGGACCTGTCCGTCTGCTAATCCGCGACTGACAGCAAGGCCGGGGCCACAAGCTCCGGCCTTTTTAACTTGTGCAGCAAATACTGCGCAGCTTAAAAAGACAACGCTAGGAGTCGTAGATGAATGACATTGATTTCCAAGTAATGTGCGCAGCAGATGCGCCGGAAGACCTGACAACTCTGGACTACACTGATCTGTGGGTTCAGCCTAAGTTTGACGGCATTCGCGCTTTCGGCTACGATGGCATCTACTCTCGGCAGGGTAAGCCGATACCGAATCGGGAGATTCAACGGCGCTACGGTTCTGCTCTGCAAGGGCTCGACTTCGAGCTGTACGCTAAAAGCGTAGACTTCCATACCCTCAGTGGGATCGTCCGCAGCGAGAGCGCACCGCTGCCTGCGGACTTTCGTCCGGTGGTATTTGATGTAATTCCTCGTATGCTGGATGTTGCATACGAGACGCGCTTCCACTGGCTTCAGCAAATGGAGCGAAGCTTGGCTGCCGTTGCCAGCCTGGCCCTAACTGTCCATGTGCGCCGTGCGGAGGAAGTGCAGCGCTGGCATAACCACTTCCGCCTTAACGGCCTGGAAGGCACCATGCTGCGGGATGGTCGCATGCTTTATAAGAACGGCCGCAGCACCGTAAAGGAGCAAGCTCTGCTGCGTATCAAAGACTGGGTGGAATTCGATGGCCTTATTGTGGGGTTCTTTCAAGCTGAAACAAACACCAATCAGCAAACGCGCGATGCGCGCGGCTTTGCTAAGCGCAGCTCACATGCTGCTGGCAAGGAGTTGGTTGATACTCTCGGCGGTTTCATTGTACGCCAGTTGGATACTGGTGATCGCTGGCGTGTGAGTGCTAGTGCTCTGACGCACTCGCAGCGTAAACACATCTGGGAGAACATGCGAGACTTCTTCAAGCGCCCTGTAGTGTGCAAGAAGCTTGCAGTCGGCGAGAAGAAGCAACCTCGCATGGCTGGGCTGGTGCGCATAAACGATAACTGCTAAGGGGCTGGCTGTGAGACTGCTTCTCATTGGATCCTTTGATGATGCCAAGTTCACAGGCGCTTTCGAGCGCCTTCCTGCATTGCGCGGACACAAGGTAATGACTCTGCCGGGAGGCAATAGCGTTACGGATGTGGCAAAAGTAGCTGCGCTGTGTCAGCGCCAAAGCATCGACGCAGTGATCTGCTCGCAAGAACCCTTCTTGCTGGCGGCCCTCAACTCCACTATTGACTGGGTTGCACCTGTCGGCAATGTGAAGATTTCGCTGGATGATTATGCAGGGAGCATCATCCATGCATACCGGGGCGCGTTGCCTGTTCTAGTTGTGCGCCCTCTGCGCCAGCTAATGACTGTCCCCTACGGCGAGTTCACTACCAATCGCTATCTCAGTAAGCTTACGCAACCAGAGAAGTGGCTCAAGCAAAGCCCCTTCAAATGGAAGCGTGTGGAACCTGCTGATTACGAAGCCGTATACGCACGGCTGGCAGAAGCTGCTATCATTGGCGAAGACATTGAAACCATCAAAGACCCTTGGCGCAGCATAGAGTGCGTCAGCTTCACTGGTGTGTATTTCGATGGCGACACTGACAACTTCACCACTGAGAGCTTTGGCTTGATGCTGGAAACGGAAGAAGCGTATCAGTTCTTCAAGCGCATCAATGCACTGCCAGTACGCAAGCTGTTCCAGAATGGCTTGTACGACAACGCATATCTGACACGCTGGGGAGTTCCGGCTACTGCCTGGCTAGACGACTCCATGCATCTGTTTCACAGCTGGCTGGCAGAATTGCCCAAGCGGCTGGACTTCATCACAGCTTTCGCAGTGCGTGACGTGCGTTACTGGAAGCACGAATCGGACCACGACAAGCTGCGTTACTGCTGCATGGATAGTTGGGCTACCGTGCACGCATACTTCGGTCTTCTTATGGAAGCCCCTGCGTGGGTGTTGAATAACTATCGGGAAGAGTTTCCGATGGTGTTCCCCTGCTTGCACGCAGCGATGGAGGGCATCCCATGTGACGTGGCCTTGCTCACTGAGAACTGTGCCAAGTTCACTGCCCGCAACGAGGCGTTACTTGCGCGCATTCAGAAGATTCTAGGCTGGCCCACCTTCAATCCAAACAGCCCAAAGCAGATGCTGGAGCTGTTCAAGCTGCTAGGTGATAGTGCTGCTAACAGTACTGATGCCAACGCAGCAAAGAAGTTGGCAGCCAAGCATCCGTTCAACGAGTTCATTCTCAGTCTCACGACTGAGTACAAAGAGACAACCAAGCTGATTGGCACCTATCTGGATGCTAAGAAGATTTGGAACGGCACACTCTTTTACTCGATCAACCCGGGCAAGACAGATACCGGACGGTGCGCTTCTGAAGCTTCCGCCTTCTGGTACGGTTTCCAGATTCAGAACGTGCCCGGCGGCCCAGACGTGAAGGCTACCTTGCACGCGCCTGCTGGCTGGTTCCTTGGCGAGGCCGACAAAGCGCAGTCAGAAGCTCGCTGCGTTGCGTATCTTTCCGGGGACAAGAGCCTTATTGATCTTGTGGAATCTTCCCGCGATTACCATAGCTGGAATGCCAGCGCTTTCTTTGGTATCCCTTACGAAGAAATCTTCGAGGAAGCCACCAAGACTACGCTAAACAAGCCCATTCGTGATCTTTCCAAGCGAACGAATCACGGCGCAAACTACAACATGACAGCGCCTGTCATGCTTGATACAATGGGCCCGAAGGCAGTTGCGCAAGCGAAGTGGATGCTGAAGCTGCCTGCCGCCTGGTCGCTGCTGAGTGTGTGCAAGTACCTGCTTGCGCAGTATGCTGCCACCTATCCTGGCGTGAAGGATGACTGGTATTCCTGGATCATTCGCACAGTGAAAGCTACTCATCAGCTGTGCAGTGCCTTTGGTGTGGTGCGAGTGTGCTTCGGCGACATTGAACAAAAGCGCACCCTCAATGCCTTGGTAGCTCATGGCCCGCAGAATCTCTCTGTCGCCATCGTGAACCGAGACTGGTACCGCATCTGGCACGCTACCTTATATGGGGAGCTTGTAGGGAAGGTGCGTATCAAGGCTCAGATTCACGACTCGATCCTATTCATTTATCGTGAGATGCAGGATGCTGTTCGCGTGAAGGACATGATGAGTACCAAGGTAGTTGTCACTGACTGCCATGGAGTGAATCGTACGATGTTCATTCCCTCGGACTTGTCCACTGGCAAGAAGCAACCAACCAGAGTGTGGTCGGAGCTGAAATGATTCTGGATGCGATGGAGAATTACATGCAGCTCCGGGCAGGTACGGAGCCCCCACCTATCAGCCATAGGTGGAGCTTCCTCACTTGCCTGTCTGCCTTCATGGCTCGAAAAGTGTGGCTGCCTTTTGGTGAGGGAAACATACATGCCAATATGTACGTCATGCTCATCGGCGATCCTGGCGCCCGCAAGACTACTGCAATCAATCAGGCAGTGCGCCTGTTTTCGCAAGCTGGCTACGAAACACTAGCTGCTCGCAAGTCCTCCAAGGAGAAATTCCTGATGGACTTGGAAGGGCAGAAGGATGAGTTCGACGCTAAAGAGAAGCGAGGCCCAGGTCGCCCTAAGAAGTTCGTAGAGATAGACTTAGACTCCATCGAGCTGGAGGAGTTGGATACCGAGAAGATTGAAGACAAGAATCCCCGGCACGTTCTCATTGCTGCGGATGAGTTCAACAACTTCATGGGCTCTGGCAACCTGGAGTTCCTATCCATTCTAGGTGAACTGTGGGACTGGGATAATCCGGAGCGTCCCTACGACTATCGCCTGAAGAACTCTCAGAGTGTCCGCATCTGGCAGCCTACCGTGTCAATCCTGGGGGGCAATACGCCAGAGAATTTCCGTCTCTGCTTCCCTGAAGAAGCCCTGGGACAGGGTTATATGAGTCGCCAAATTCTGGTGCAGTGTGATCGCACTGACATACGTATCCCATTTCCAGTGCCCGCAGATGAGGCATTACGGCAGCGTATCCTGGCAGACTTGCGCGAGATTGGCAACATGAGCGGGCCGCTGACTTTCAGTCCGCAAGCTAAAGACGCCTGCGCAACTCTGTACCGCACCTGGACAGACTTAGATGATGTGCGTTTTCGCAGCTATTCAAGTCGCCGCTACACGCACTTGCTAAAGCTGTGCCTACTGGTGACAGTGAACAGGAAGCGTATGCGCATCGAAGAACATGACGTGCTCCACGCTAACACTATCTTGGCCCACACAGAAATGCTGATGCCCAAGGCTATGGGCGAGCTGGGCAGAGCCAAGAACAGTCAGGCTTCCCAGAAGCTAATGCAGTTCATGTACGACAAGAAGGTTCCTGTCGGCGCGCAGCAACTCTGGAAGGTTGTGCATAGCGACCTAGATAAGATTTCTGACCTGGCTCCATTGCTGGATGGCTTGAAGCAGGCAAACAAGATACAGATAGTCGAAGGCGAAGACGGTAAGATCATGTACCTGCCTAAGATTGAATCTGTGAAACGCCACGTACTATTCGTGGACCTCAACTACCTGCGCGGCAAGGAACTGCCCGTAGGCAACTCAACCAAGGAATCAAAATGAACATGCAGATCAAGCCGCAAAACAGCATCCCGCAACTGGCCCCCATCTTGGTGAAGTGGGCGCGCATCAACGACTGGGCTACTGCTCCATCCTACGCCACGGCCGGCAGTGCTTGCTTCGACTTGTACGCTTCGCTGCCGTCCTTCGACATTCTTCTGCAGCCTGGGGAAGTGAAGGCCATCCCAACGGGTTTGATTGTGGAAGTGCCTAAAAATTGGGCAATGCTGATCTACCCACGTAGTGGCCTGGCTGCCAATTACAACATCAAGTTGGCAAACTGTGTGGGCGTCATCGACTCAGATTACCGTGGCGAGGTGATGGTCTTGCTGGAGAATAACGGGGAGGAGCTGATGGCCATCAGTAATCACCAGCGAATTGCTCAGGGACTGCTGCAGCCAGTGGCTCGCACAATCTTCGAGGAAGCGAAGATTGTGGAACTGTCTTCCACGGTTCGTGGCACTGGCGGCTTTGGCAGTACTGGCGTCTAACTTCGGCGATGAGCGGCCGCGTAGCGGCCGGCTCGAATGACGGGTTAGGCCCGCTGTAACCGGAGCGTAATGATGCGTGAGAAGCAACTGAAGCCAAAGCTGGTGCCGCTGCCATGCCCGTTTTGCGGCGTGAAGCCCAAGCTGGCACCGCAGAACCCTGAAGAACATGGCAACGCCTGGGGCGAGGTGTACTGCGCCAACAGCCGCTGCGCCGTGGCGCCCAGCGTCAAGGATGGGCAAGACTGCGCCGACGAGCGCGGGACGGGCGCCTACATGGACTGCGCGATTCGGCGCTGGAACAAACGGGCCTAACGCCGAAGGTGAGCACCATGCCCAACCCTAACCACAACACCACGCCGTCCACTGCAGGGCATGTGTGCTCGACCGCAGAGTTGGGTGTAATACCTTTGTACAAGATGCCACTCTGCGACTGTGCGGACAAAGGCGCGTCGTGCCTTGGACGCCAGCCAGGAAGTGTGTGCATGGCCCACGACAAATGGTACGTGACGCCGTGCAGCGAGGGGAAGTGCCCAGGCCCAGGGAGCCCGGACTGCTGCCACAAGCCGCACTCAGATGCCTGGATAGATGACCTGTAACGCCTAACTGCTAGGTAAAGCGACCTATACAAACTTTGGAAAGCAAAGATGAGCTACGAAGCGTGGGGAGAGCCGGACGATGGGCCGGAATTGCCTGACAACTGGTGGGATGAGGACCAAACTGCCGGCGTGCAAGAGGCAGTCAGGGCGCTGTGCGAAGAAGCGCTGTACGAAAACGGCAAGAAATACCAAGGCATTTCCGTGCGTTTCCTTGCCCGCTTGAGCGTGCTGAAGCTGCGCACTGGGCTGGCGCGAAAAGACGACCCTTTTATTGCCGAGGCGCTTGCACTGCTGGGCGAAGACGAGTGACCACTAATTACTAGGAAACTGAAATATGAACTACCATTACAACTCAGCGGAGCAGGAATGCAATGCCAAGTTCCAGCGACGCGAAATCAACATAGCCAGCAACCTGATACTGGGGGCGTACCGGCTTGATTACGTTGGCATGGCCACACGTCAAGCTCTCGGCACAGTGGGCCAGAAGATTCAGCAAGAGATCGACGAACGCACGCCAGGCATTGCATAGCCAGTTAATCTATGGCATCCCACATCTATCGCTGCTCCCACTGCCGCTCCCAGAACAGGTTCAAGCGGCCGGTGTACAGCTATCTCCGGCCACGAAAGTGTAAGTCTTGCGGCTACACTAAGTTCTACGTAGATAAGCAAGCAGTGCAGCAGGAGATGTGCAGGTGCCCTGGCTACCACTACCCACATAGGCTAGGCTCCCGGTGCTGCGAAGCTAATCCCTTCAACGAATACTGGCAACGAGTGCGGGCTGGCGAAGACAAAGAAAACTTGGCTGGCCTGTGGATAGACCTGATGCTGGAGCATGGCGAACAGACGGTCGAAACCTCAGACGATCCGCCCTTCTAAGCCATAAGCCATAAACAGAAAAGCCCCTAGCACGCTAGGGGCTTTTTTATTGCTACCGCAGGATAGCTAGCTTACTGTAGCTGTTGCTGCTGTTTGCTTTGCAAATCTGGCAGCTTGTCCGCTCCCATGATTTCCATGAGACGCTGCCCAGCTACGTTGTGCTGCGCATCCATGAGGATGTTCACAGTGCTTTGCGTGGCTCCCTTCGTCCAACGCTGCATGGCTTCTCCGTAACCTTCGACGCGACCACCCGCAGCAGCGTAGCGACCCATGAAATCATGGACGTCCTCTTCGCTGAGATTCCCTTTGCGAATCTTGTCTTTCACAACACTGCCGAGTTCGTCCAGCCTGGCTTTGTCTGCGGCCCTGTAAGCATTCACCCGGAAATTGGCATTCAGTGCAATGCTCTCATCCATCGGCCGTGCACCCAGCAAGCGAGCTGCTGAGCTGATGGACACCATGTCATTGGAGGATGCCAAGTTACCTTCCCCTGTGGTGGAGTAGCCTTGGATAACCTGGGCCAAGCCAGCCAGCGGGCGCGACAGTCCTTGGTGCTCCAAGCCATGCAAGAAAGCACTGGACAAATCCGCACCATTCACAACTTGTCGCCCCATGGAAGCGAAGGTAGTAGCCAGCTTATCGGCCAGCTGTACCACAGGCAAGTCCGCAGGCGTGATTGGCAGCACACTGACGTGACGCGGATTCAAGTCGCCGCGAGTATACAGAGCAGGTGCCTTATCAGAGAACATGGGGAATGCGCTGGCGGTGCCATAGAGCAGCCAGTCCCCAGCTTCTTTGCCAGCCAGCTTCACAGCTGTGCTATACACATCTCGGTGCCCTTCATTCATGCTGGCATTACCGATGATGTGCGTGTTGACGGCATCGAACAGCGGAAGGCCGGACACGCCAAACAAGCTGGTCTGCAGCGCTCCAGCAATTGCAAGGGTGCGAGTGTCTCTGTTTTCGATGTGTCGGAACAGTTGCTGCATCAGGTTGAATTGATACGTTTGGAACAATCCAACAGCAGCACCCACAGTCCCTTGGAAGGCAATCGGCCGCTGGCTTGCAACATAGTTGCCATGCACCCGATTGGCCATCACAGAGATGAGAGCGTTCTGCTCCTTCAGCGTCATCTTGCTGGCATCCACCAGCGGCTGGCTGATCTGCCGCATGGCATCCGCAGCCAGGAAGCGCGAGAAGTCTTCGGAGAAATTGTTGCCTGTGAGGGTGGAAACCTTCTCCACCCACTTATCAGTGAGTTTGGACCACTTGCTGGCGCCAATGGTATTCCAGCTGGACAGGTCATTCACCATGTCGAAGTGCTGGGACACAATGTCGCGAACAGCTCCAATCTCCTTGTAGCGAGCCATCAACACCTTCCCCTCTTCGGTGAAGTAGGTGGAGATGCTATTGCCCATGAGCTTAGTAGCAGACGGGACTGCCACACCCGTGGGACTTCGCACCGTGATGAGTTCCGCCAGTGCACCCGCGAGTGCTGGGTCCTTGTCTACGGCCCTCTTGATGGAAGACACTTCAGTGGCCAGCAAGATCGGAGTGCTCATGGTCTGCACGATACTGTTGGCAATATCGAACCGAAGCCCGAAGTTCGCCAACACCGCATGTGCTTTGCCTACAGCTTCCTTGATGAGATTCCTGTCATTCGATGTGAAGGAATCCCAAAAAGCTTTCTGGTCCTTGAATGGACCAGGCAAGCCCATACGCTCCATCTCAGTATTTGCTTGCTCCCAAGTCATGTTGCCAGCACGAGCTTCGCGGGTGAAACCTTCCACAGCACGGTAAGCACGAGTGCCAACCGCATCCACGAATTCGTTGAGCTGGCTCCAGAGGGTGTACTCGCTCTGCTTGGAGATGTTCAGGGCTGTGCGAATGTAGTCCCCAAAAGGATCTTGCACATTACGTTGCTGCGTCTTGCCGAAGTACTGAAAGACGGACGTGCCAGTCTTCGTATTTTGCGACGAGAGCCACTGCAACTCATTGAACAGCTGAGCGTAACGAACTTGCACAGCTTCGCGAGCGAGCTCTTGCGTACGCTTCCCGTTGCTCTGAATGAAGTCCTCGACGTGCGCCTTGATATCGAAGCTGGGCATGAAATCACCCAGCTTACCTTGCTTGCGCAGGTAGGGATCAATGCTTGGCTGATTCAACGCCTTCGAGTATTCGTAGTTCTGTTTGGCTTTGAAGTACGCTTCAGTATCCTTCTTGAAGTGCACGTCGAACACGTTGGCGTCAATGTTGGATGCCAGCCGATCCAACTCTGCTTGGTCGCGAGCCGTGATCATGGCCACGTCCGAGGTTCCAAACAGGGCTCCATCTTTTCGCTGCACGAAAGCAAAGAACGGCACACGCTTCGTGTCAATGGGCGGCAGATACAAAGCTTCTGGGCTCCAATGCAGAGGAGTACCAGACGCAGCGGCCAGCAAGCGACGACCATCTACCACACCAGCGTGCAGTTTGTGGTGCGCTTCCAGGAAGTCATAGACTTCGGGCTCAACAGGGATAGTAGTTTTGAAAGCAAATCGCGCCTGGTCGTCTTCACTACGGAGACCTTGGTACTTTTTCAGGCTTGCCAAATCCACCAAGACATGGTCGTCCGGATGCAACGCCATCAAAGTGTCCGTGAGCTGCAGGCGAGAGCGCAGAGCCACAAACTGGCGGCTAGCTGTCTCTGAGCCCATGAGCTTCTCAGCGGCAGGGCGCAGGGCCGCAGTGGCTTCCTCTCGCCACATGTTGCCAACCAGGTGCAAGTTCTTGCCAGTATCCTGCGCGAACAGCCGCAGCTTGTCATCATAGCCAGCATTACTGGCGCCGAAGGCAGTTGCACCAGTTCCTGTGGAGTCCGCTTTGCGCAGCAGATCTTCCGTGGGAACATCCAGAAACAGCTTGTGCTGATCCTTGAGCACAGCCGCAGCTACGCGGGCCGAGTTTTCCTGGGCTTCCTTCACGCGCTGTCGGTATGCAACTTCTCCTTGCACCTGGAAGCCGTCAGTCTCCATCTTCTTCATGACTTCACTGTCATATGTGAGGATGAGATTGTCCCGAGCTCCGTAGCTGGCGAGCTTCCGAGACATGCCCGGAATCTGCGCCAGGCGCTCTGGATCAAAGTTCTGAGCCAGCGCCTGCTCCACCCACTGCGGCTCCGCATTGATGCGAATTGCAACCTCACGCAGATCCATGCCGGCGTCGCCGCCAGAACCCAGCAATGCCTTGGCTTCTACGTACTTGCGCTCCAGCAGCCAGTTTGAGTAGTCCGCCAGAATCTCCGGAGTGGACAGGCCCGTGGAGTCTGCAATCTTCAGGCCGGGAGCTTTCCGCAGATTGGGGTCTTCCATCAACCGATCAAGCAGCGAGAAATCTGTGGGTTGCAGGACCTTGCCGTTGAAGTTCGAGTAGTTAGAAGCCCACAAATGACGAGCACTGATACGCACCGTGCTCTTGTCCGATCCAACAGTGTTTGCTTGGAACTCCCATGTGTAATTGCCAGAGGAGATGCCCGAAGCAGTGGCTCGCACAGGCTTCGCAGCTGTGGCAACATCCCCAACAGTGGGGATCGCGCGGTCCGTGACAGTGTTGGTGTGCGGATTGTAGACCTTGCGCAAGTTCGTGTTCGCGGATCTGGTAGCTTGGTAGATCTCAGACGCAGGATTGATGGAGATGGTGCCTGCCTTGTCGACAAACCAGTCGAAGCCTTGGAAAAAGGCCGCGTCTGCGTTGCGTGCATCCAGGCCCACCACAGCCACACGCGTCTTGGCGATATCGCCAACGATGCGATAGCCTTGTGCGTCCGCTGCATGGGGCACTGAAGTGAGCAAGTCACCAACAGCCCCTGCCTTGCTGAAGGAAGCTCCCGGCGACAAGTAGACAACTTCCTTGGAGAAGTCCACGACTTCATCCGAGTAAAGCCCCTTCACATCTTTCAAATAGTGCAGCAAGTTGCCAGCGGCTGTGCGAGCTTCTGCAACATTGTCGCCAGCTTTCAGCAGAATCTGCGTCACAGCAGCAGCCAGCGGCTGGCCCACAGTAGGATCCGACGGCAAGACCTTGCCAATCATCTCCTGCATCTTCAGC